TTAGATCTTATCCGCGTGGTGCAGCAGGACAAACTTGTCCCACAGTTGCTCCTGGCTCTCACTGCGCGCCGGATCCTTGAGAATGGTATTGGGGATAGGGCAGACCTTCTGACACGTCGGCGTCTCGTAGTGGCCGACGCACTCCGTACAGCGATCGCTGTTAATCTCATAAACGCTCTCACCCATCGAGATGGCCTCGTTCGGACACTCGGGTTCGCACATATCGCAGTTTATGCATTTTTTGGTGATCAGCAACGCCATCGGAAAATCTCAGAAGCTACACAAGCAGGGCGGGTATTATACGCCCGATTTTTGCTCAGACCAGTTTTTTCACCGGGGTGTTTGCCGTGCCGATTGCCGTCACGTTTCTGTCTCTTTCAGACAGTAATAGCTTTTTTTGCCCGGCGGCGATGAATAAAAACAGGTAAAGATGCATCTCCTGATAACGTTTAAAACCAGGGCTAGAATGATGCGCGATATACAACAGATTTTAGAACGCTGGGGTGGGTGGGCCGCCCAGCATAATACGGCGGTAAATTGGTCACCCATTGCGGCAGGGTTTAAAGGGCTGATCGGCACTTCTGCATCCTCTCGCCCCTCATGCTGTGATGATGACGGGTTGATAATCGATGGCTGCATAAGTCGTCTGCAGCAGATACGCAAATCTGAAGAGCTGAATGCCATCATGCTTTATTACGTTCACGGGCTATCAAAACGTGAAATTGGGCGCAGAGTCAAAACCTCGGAGCGCGAGATAAGGCGCGTGATAGAGACCGCGGAAGGCTTTATCGAGGGGTGCCTCTGTATGCTTGGCGTCTCACTGCAAATGGACGCTGAGGTCACTAAACAGCCGGATGAAGAAAGTGCTCATGCGGGCCGCAAAAAGTGTGTCAGACTAGTATGAGTTGATTTTACAACCCCAATCAAAAGCCCCGAACTCTCGGGGCTTTTTTTATGCCCGTCACCGTTTGATGGAGGCCTTTCCCTTGAGCAATAACACCAGTACAGAAGCGGGCTGGTTAACACCCACTAACTGCGATCCGGATTACGATGAGACGCTTGATGCGCTACTAGGCCAGTGGATAAGCAGCGTCTCCGGCCTGCCAGCGGACAGCGTATGCCCCCGGTGGGGAAGTGACCCACCCTTAACGCCGTCTGTGGGAACAACGTGGTGTGCATTCGGTATCACGGGATGGGCCAGTGATGGCAGTCCAGCCTTTACTAACCAAACAGAAGAAGAGGTGCAGTTCTGGCGTCATGAAACCTTTGAGTGTACGGCATCGTTTTATGGTCCAGCAGGTATGACATTTGCCGCCCGTTTTCGCGACGGTATTGCGGTCCCACAGAATAACAGCGGGCTGAATACGCTGGGTTTTTCGCTGATCGATTATGTCTGCCTGACGCCCTGTCAGGAGCTTATCGAACAAACGTGGGTTCGCCGCTATGACATGACAACGCAGCTGCGTCGCAAAATTGCGCGCGAATACGCTATTCAATCGCTGGTGGCAGCACCAGTCACCCTTTCTGGAGAATAAATCATGACCCAGGGCTTACCCCTTTCCAGTGTTGTAAACGTAGATGTAGTCATGTCGTCAACGGCGGCGACCGGCCGTAACTTTGGCTCACTGCTGATCCTCGGCTCCTCTACAACAATCTCTGCAGCAGAGCGCATCCGTCTTTATGTCTCGATCGCCAATATTGGCGATGATTTCGGCGTTGATAGCCCGGAATACGCAGCGGCGCTGGTTTACTTCAGCCAGTCGCCTCAACCGGAAGAGGTCTATCTTGGCCGCTGGGCGAAGACCGCTGACGCGGGCGAAGAGGAGACGGAAACTATTCTCGACGCCGTTAATGCCTGCCTGAACTATTCTGACTGGTATGGACTGATTGTCGCCGATGAGGTGATCAGCGGCAGCGATGTGCTTGACGCAGATGATGTTGTTAGCGTTGCCGCGATTATTGAGGCTGCCACGCCGAGCCGAATTTTTGGTGTCACCTCTGGCGATGCCGGGATTATCAGCACAACGGTAATGACCGATGTCGCCTCGCGGCTTAAGTCTGGCCGCTATGGACGCACGTTTTTACAGTACTCCACCAGTAGCCCCTATGCCGCAGCTTCCGCCTTTGGCCGGGCCTTTACCGTCAACTTCAACGCCAGCAATACCACTATTACCCTGAAGTTTAAGCAGGAGCCGACGGTGACCTACGAGACGTTGAATATCGCTCAGGCGTCGGCAGTGGATGCAAAAAACGCTAACGTCTTTGTCTACTATGCCAACGATACGGCCATTCTTCAGCAGGGCGTCATGGCAAACGGCGATTTTTTCGACGAACGCCATGGGCTCGACTGGCTGCAAAATTACGTGCAGACCAACCTTTATAACCTGCTTTACACCAGCCCCAGCAAAATTCCCCAGACCGATGCTGGCGTCACGCGCCTGCTCGCTGGCGTAGAGCAGTCGATGGATCAGTCAGTCAACAACGGTCTGGTTGCGCCTGGCGTCTGGAATGGGGGAGCGATAGGTCAACTCTCTTCCGGCGATACGCTAACCAAAGGTTATTACGTCTATGCGCAGCCGCTTTCTGCTCAGGCTCAGGCAGATCGGGAGGCGCGTAAATCTCCGCTGATTCAGGTGGCCTGCAAGCTGGCAGGCGCTATTCATTACGCAGATGTTCAAATCAACGTCGTTCGCTAAGGAGCAACCAGATGGCAACCTACTCTTTTCTTGACGTCACCGCGACGCTTACCGGACCGACGGGCATTATCGATTTCGGTCAGGGATCGGCTAATGCTTCGGAGGGGATCACCCAGACCACCGGTGGCAGCATGAATACGATGACCGTAGGGGCTGATGGGGAAGTGATGCACAGCCTACACGCGGATAAATCCGGCACTATTACGGTATCACTGCTTAAAACCTCCCCAGTAAATAAAAGATTATCACTGGCCTATAACGCGCAGATTTTGTCGGCCGCGACCTGGGGAAATAACGTAATTGTGATCCGCAACACGGCCTCTGGCGACATCCTGACGGCGCGTGGGTGCGCGTTTCAGAAGCATCCCGACTTTAACAATGCAGCCGACGGCGGAACGGTAGATTGGGTATTTGACTGCGGAAAAATCGACCGCCTGCTCGGGGAGTTTTAAGCATGGAGTTTGCTATTGATGGCGTGACGTACCGTATCGCAAAGCTCAACGTATTCGAGCAGCTGAAGGTCGCCCGCAAAATGCTGCCGGTGCTGGCCAGCCTGGTCGCTGATTTCCGCGCGCTTCAGGAGAGGATAGGCAATAACGACAGCGAAGGGGCGATAGCGACCGTCCTGCCAGGGATTGCCACTGCGGTAGCAAGCCTAAACGATGAGGATGTTAACGCGATCCTTTTTCCCTGCCTTTCAGTGGTCTCCCGGCAACATATGAAGGGCTGGGTGCCTGTTTTCCAGCACGGCGAAATCGCCTTCGACGATATTGAACTGCTGACGCTGTTGCAGCTGGTGGCGCGGGTGGTCGCCGACTCGTTGGGAAATTTTTTGCAAGGACTCCCTACCGGCGAGACGCCAGCCCAGCCGGTAGCGTAGCGTTAAACACGCTGCCAGGCGGAGAGGATTTTATTCTGCGCCCGGCCCTCGCCTTTCAGATCTATCAGCGGGATCTCGATAGCGGCGCGGTCGATCTCTGCCGCATCGCCTTACTGAACGACTATCTCGATATGCGCGAGGATAACGACGTCAGAGTAGATAAGTGGAGGGCAGCCAATGAGCATTAGCACAGATGCAGTTAACGATTTTCTTCGCTCGCTGGGTTTCGATATCGATCAAATAGATGCCGATACGCTTACGCTACTGTTTGAACGGATTGTAGCGGTCTTGCCAGCAGTCAGTAGTGTATCTCAACGTAGCGCCTCTTTTGTCCCGCAGGTTGCAAAGCATCTGGAGAGTGCTGGCAGGGTAGTGCAGCGTGTCTGTGAGACAATAACGCCCATGCTTGTGGCGGCAGGAGAGGTCTATGACGTTTATAGAGTAGTAGAGAGTAACAGCCTGTCCGACAGGGTAAATACCTCTGCTGAGCGTAGTCGAAGCACGCCTGTAAGAATATTGCGTGAAGGGATACGGAGGGGGTGCTCAGACAGTAATCCACATGTTGTAAACCGTGAACCAGTAACCACGACACAGGCTAAAAAAGCGAGCGCGCCTGTTCAGCATAGTAAAACCCCGCTGCGACCACCTTCCGCCGCCCGACCCGGTGGCAAGGCACCTGAGTGGATCGCAGCGAGCGTTCACTCGCTACAGCGTCTCTACCAGCCTGCTGTCTGGCTGTTGCAAAGCCAGATGGTCACTCAGCGAGAAGGTGAACGGTTAATTCTATGCGATGCCAGCGCGGAGGCGATATCCCAGCTCTTGAATATCGCCGTGCAGAACATTGCGCTGCGTGGCGGCACTCTCTCTGTGCTTAATCGTTCCGTCTACAGCGCCGCTAGCCATCTCAACCTTAACCAGCAGCGATCCCGGAACGTCAGGAACACCACATCCGTTCAGCAGCAGAACACCTATAACATTTACGGCAGCCAGGCCCTTGAGATCGCCTCTGAGGTAGAGCTGCGTCAGCACTCAGCCAATGCACGGATAATGCGTGCCAACCAGAACGGGGTAGGGTAATGGATATTCTCTCAACGCTGTTTCAGCAGTCAACCCGCAGCCTGGCGGGCTTTATTATCCCCAGCGTGGTTATTTCGGAGAAGCACACCGATAAGCTGACCATTACCGAGCATCCCGTTGAGGTAGGTGCACCGGTCGCCGATCACGCCTACATGCTGCCAGCGGAGGTGGTCATGGAGGTGGGGTTTGCGGGCGGCGGTGCACTGCTCGATTTCGCCGCCGATCTCACCGCAACAAACCTGCTCAGTCTCTCGCCGAAAGAGGTTTATCAGCAGCTACGGAATCTCCAGAAGAACTTCACTCTCTTTAACGTCGTCACCGGGAAACGCATTTATAAGGATATGCTGCTTAAAGGAATAGAGGTGAATACGAGCGTCGATACTGAAAATGTGCTCTCTGCCACTCTGACCCTGCGTCAGATCGTATTCTCGCGAACGAAGCCTATCGTCGTGGCAGATAAAGCGGAGATGACCGAGGGAGTTAGCACCTCACCGGTCATCAATGCCGGAACCAAAAACCTGAAGCCAGCGGATAAGGCGTTAAAAAACCCAGGGAGGATCCAATGAGCGTATCTGAAATTCCGCTTAGCCCCGATAACCAGACGTTCAGCATTGATATTGCCGGAAAGAGCTGGTGGATAAGCCTTATCTGGCGCGATCTCTGGTGGGTGATGAACCTTGCCGATAGTCGCGGCAACGCCGTGATCTCCGGTATCCCGCTGGTAACGGGGGCGGATCTGCTGGCGCAGCACGCCTGGCTCGAACTCAACTTTGCGCTGCGGGTGGCGTGTGATGACAGTGCCCAGGTCTATCCAACAAAAACGGATCTTGGTATCCGCTCTCATCTTTATGTGATTACGGAGTAATGCAATGACAGTTAACTGGATGCGTCACTTTGAGCTGCAGCTCACGGACGACAGCGGCACGGGCATTACCCTGAGCAACCTCAGGGTGGTGTTCAACATCGACTGCTTTAACATCAGCAGCCAGACCTCGGTGGGCACATTCAAAATCTACAACCTCGCTGACGACACGGCGCAGAAGATAGTCGGCCAGGGGCTGACCCGCATCCGGGTGCTGGCCGGGTATGACGGGCTGGCGGAGAGGGGCGGCAGCAACCACGGCCTGATATATACCGGCGACATCCGCTACGCCTCGGTGGGCAGGGAGAGCGCGGTGGACACTTACGTACTGATACAGGCGGGGGATGCGGACCTGGCGTTTTCAAATGCGGTGACCGTGCACACCCTGGCGGCAGGCTATACCGTGGCGGACATGAACCGTGTCCTGATGCAGGACTTTGCCCGCTACGGGGTGACGGAGGGGCGGACCCCGGCGATGCCGGCGAAGGTGTATCCGCGCGGACGGGTGCTGTTCGGCAAGACCCGGTGGCTGATGGATGAGGTGGCCCGGCAGTGCAACGCCAGCTGGATGTTTGTTGACGGACAGCGGGTGATGCTGGCGAAGGGGGAGTACATGCACGAGGCGGTGGAGCTGAACAGCGAAACCGGGCTGGTGGGCACCCCGACGCAGACCATCGGCAAGGGGCTGAACGTGCGGTGTCTGATAAACCCGAAAATCCGCACAAACGGCCTTATAAGCCTTACACAGGGTGAGGTTATCATCAACCAGCAGTCGATGCCGGATGCGGAAGTTGCGAAGGGCGGCGGACGCAGAGGTGAAAGTATCAAAGCCGGTAACAGGCAGGCGGCGCTGCCGGACCCGAAAGCGCGGCTCGCCAGCATCGCAACAGACGGAGTATACATCGTGCGCGGAATTAACTACCGGGGCGACACCCGGGGCCAGGAGTGGTACATGGATATGGTGTGCGAGGCCCGCGGGGCGAAAGATATTTCAAATGAGCAGTCTGAAGGGCAGGGTTAACAATGAAAAAATGGTTTTTTCTTCTGATTATTTTTTTTCTGCAGCAAGCTTTTCAGCTAACAAGGAAAAAATACTTCAATGCTCAGGGTATAAAGTGGAAATAATTGTGGGCTCTATGGTAAAAATTAATGGCGAACTGGTAACTTCTCAAGAAAATACTTTGCTCGGAAGTAGTGGTTTAAGGATTGAGATGACCCTGATGCCCGCCAGCGACGGCAATAATTATGGGTTCGAGTATGTCCACCGGCCAAATAGCGAAACGCGATTTCTCAACGTACAGCTCCTTCAGGCTGATATGGATGCACCGCCGATTATCGGGTCATTCCCCTGTAAGAAAATATCCGGGTAGAAATACATTCTGCACAAAGGGCCTTATTCGGCTTACGCAGGGTGAGGTTATCATCAACCAGCAGCCGCTGCCTGCTGCGGAAGTTGCGAAGGGCGGCGGACGCAGAGGTGAAAGTATCAAGAACGGTAACGGGCGGGCGACGCAGCCGGACCCGAAAGCGCGGCTCGCCAGCATTGCGACCGACGGGGTATATATCGTGCGCGGAATTAACTACCGGGGCGACACCCGGGGCCAGGAGTGGTACATGGATATGGTGTGCGAGGCCCGCGGGGCTGATGATTTATATAGCCAGACAACGGAAGTAAAAGGATAAGCCTATGAGTAAAGTCATCTTTCTGTTTACGGTCTTTCTTTCCTATAGTTCATCAGGTTATTGTTTTATTGTGAAATGTGGTGATTTTAAAATGGTTGCTGATGCCGGGCAGGTTTCAAAAATAAACGGTGAAAAAGTAACTTCTCAGAAAATAACAGAATTAGGTGATAATGGCTTAAGAGTTGAAATGACCCTGATGCCCGCCAGCGACGGCAATAATTACGGCTTTGAGTATGTTCACCGACCTGACAGCGAAACGCGATTCCTCAACGTACAGCTCCTTCAGGCTGATATGGATGCACCGCCGATTATCGGGTCATTCCCCTGTAAGAAACTATCCGGCTGACCACATGCTATCTGAGCAACCCATTACACACCACCCGCCATCCGGCGGGTTTTTATTTATGGAGCTTATTAATGATGCAAACCGATCAATCCCTTAGCGGTAGCCTGGCCGAAACGTTCCGGGCAGAGCTGAAGACATTAAATCAGGACCTGCAGGTGGCCCTGCCGGGCATTATTCAGGCCTTCGACCCTGAAAGCGTCACCGCCGTGGTGCAGCCTGCTCTCCGCTTTGTGAGTACCGGCGATGACGGCATTCAGAATACCTGTCTCTATCCGCAGCTCGTTGACGTTCCCGTCATCTTTCCTCGGGGAGGCGGCTGCACGCTGACGTTCCCGGTTAAAGAGGGCGACGAGTGCCTGGTCATATTTGCCGATCGCTGTACCGACTTCTGGTGGCAGAGCGGCGGTATTCAGGAGCCGTCAGACGAGCGTATGCACGATCTTTCCGATGCCTTTGCCCTTGTTGGCCCACGGTCGCAGACACAAAAGATCGACGCTATCAGCACCCGCTCCGTCGAGATACGCAGTGACGACGGTGCAACACGGCTTAGTCTGGATCCTGAAAGCGGCACCATTAACGGAACGGCTCCCGGCGGATTTAATCTCAACGGCCTGAAAATCCTTCCCGACGGCCGGCTCCAGCTGGTAGATGGCTCGGTTGTGGATAAACACAACCATGGCGGCGTTGAGAGTGGCGGCAGTAATACAGCACCCCTGGGAGGTTAAGATGCGCTACAGACGCGAAGACAGTAACGGCGATTACACCTTTGGCAGCGGCGACGAGGCCTGGCTGATTAATTCGCCGGAGACCGTGGCGCAGGCCGTACAGACCCGCTTTAACCTCTGGTACGGCGAGTGGTTTCTCGATACAACAGCGGGAACGCCATGGATGCAGTCCGTGCTTGGCAGGCAAAAACCGGAAACCTACGATCTGGCGATCCGTCAGCGCATCCTTGAAACGCGGGGCGTCAGGGCCATCCTCTCTTTTAATACCACAGTCAATACAACGACGCGTCGCGTCCACTTTTACGCTGAGATCGACACCCTCTACGGAACAATAACGCTCACTTCGGAGGCCTGATGGCTTTGAATCTCGACACGCTCGGCTTATCGGCAACGGTAACCGCTGAGGGGATCGCTGCGCCTGACTACCAGACCATCCTCACTACCCTGACCGGCTATTTTAAGCAAATTTACGGCAGCGATGCTTACCTGGAGCCAGACAGTAAAGACGGACAGATGGTAGCGCTGATGGCGCTGGCAATTCACGATGCCAACAATGCCGCTATCACCGTCTACAGCTGCTATTCGCCCGCAACAGCGTACGGCGCGGCACTGACCAGCAATGTAAAAATCAACGGCATCGCCCGTAAAGGCGCAACCCACTCTGTAGCCGATCTGCTGCTCACCGGAGTGGCCGGAACCGCCATCACTAACGGCTCGGTAAAGGACAACAATAATATTGTCTGGATGCTGCCCGTCAGCGTGGGGATCGGTATTGATGGCACAGTGACCGTAACGGCAACCTGCGCAAGCAGCGGCGCGGTTGCTGCACCCGCCGGAACGATAACCGGGATTAATACGCCGACGCGCGGCTGGACATCCGTCACTAATCCCGCTGCGGCCACCGTTGGTACCGCAGCGGAAACCGACGCTGAGCTTCGCACCAGGCAGAGCCAGAGCGTAGCGCTGCCGTCACTGACGCCTTTTGAGGCGGTCGATGGCGCGCTAGCCAACGTTGATGGCGTAACGCGGCATAAGCTGTACGAAAATGACACCGGTGCAACTGACATTAACGGACTGCCGCCGCACTCCATTTGTGGCATAGTCGATGGCGGTGACGCAACAGCCATTGCCGGTACGCTGCGGGGGAAAAAAGGGCAGGGTGTCAGCACCTACGGCTCGACGGCAGTCACCGTGACGGATCTCTACGATAACCCACATCTTATTTATTTCTCTCGCCCCGTTAATGTGCCGATTTTTGCCTCCGTCACGCTGCAGGTTTTTACCGGCTATACGTCACAGATCGGGGAGCAGATCAAACAGGCCATTGCGGACTATGTTAACGGCCAGTCAATCGGTGACGATATCCTCCTAAGCCGCATCTACTCCCCGGCAAACCTCGGCGTGGTCAGCGGGGGAAGCGCCCGTTATTACGACATTATCGAGCTACTCATCGGCACATCAACAGAGAGCATGGCCGCGGCAAATATCACTATCGCCTACGACGCGGCGGCCGTCTGTTCGGCAGACAACGTTCAGATTGTGGTGGCCGCATGAGCAAATACACCCGTTTTATTACCAACTACCATGCCACGAAGCCGCTATTTTCCGACCATATCGATCTCTCAACGCGCCCGTTTAGCGATATTGCCGCTGCGTTACAGGCTATGCCAGAGGAGTTTGATATTGACAAGGCGATGGGCACACAGCTTGACCAGATCGGCGAGTGGGTAGGCAGAACCCGCTACGTAAATGAGCCTATTAGTGGCATCTACTTTTCCTTGGACAGTGACACTCTGGGATACGACCAGGGCGTGTGGCAGGGGCCCTACGATCCTGACAGCGGCTATACGGCGCTGAGCGACGAGACCTACCGAATTATCCTCAAGACAAAAATCGCTATTAACAGCTGGAACGGCCAGAACGATACGCTGCCTGCCATTCTTGATGCCGCGACGGCAGGCTCCGGTCTGCGTATGCAGATCGTTGATAATCAGGATATGACGATATCGGTCTGGGTCTTTTATGAAACGGATAGTGCGGATATATCACTTGAGCTGGTAGCGGCCATTCGCCAGGGTTATCTGACGGTTAAAGCGGCTGGGGTGTTGTCCGGCGACGTATTAACCCCCTCAGAAGGCAGCCAGTTTTTTGGCTTTGATATCACGAACGACTACATAGCCGGTTTCGACAACGGTGCATGGGAGAGATTGCTTTAGATAATCTTGGTTTCATCTCACTCTACCTTCATGGAGTAATGCGATGACAGTTAACTGGATGCGTCACTTTGAGCTGCAGCTCACGGACGACAGCGGCACGGGTATTACCCTGAGCGACCTCAGGGTGGTGTTCAACATCGACTGCTTTAACATCAGCAGCCAGACCTCGGTGGGCACCTTCAAAATCTATAACCTCGCTGACGACACAGCGCAGAAGATAGTCGGCCAGGGGCTGACCCGTATCCGGGTGCTGGCCGGATATGACGGTCTGGCGGAGAGGGGCGGCAGCAATCACGGCCTGATATATTCCGGCGACATCCGCTACGCCTCGGTGGGCAGGGAGAGCGCGGTGGACACTTACGTACTGATACAGGCGGGGGATGCGGACCTGGCGTTTTCGAATGCAGTGACCGTGCACACCCTGGCGGCGGGGTATACGGTGGCGGACATGAACCGTGTCCTGATGCAGGACTTTGCCCGCTACGGGGTGACGGAGGGGCGGACCCCGGCGATGCCGGCGAAGGTGTACCCGCGCGGACGGGTGCTGTTCGGCAAGACCCGGTGGCTGATGGATGAGGTAGCCCGGCAGTGCAACGCCAGCTGGATGTTTGTTGACGGACAGCGGGTGATGCTGGCGAAGGGGGAGTACATGCACGAGGCGGTGGAGCTGAACAGCGAAACCGGGCTGGTGGGCACCCCGACGCAGACCATCGGCAAGGGGCTGAACGTGCGGTGTCTGATAAACCCGAAAATCCGCACAAACGGCCTTATACGCCTTACACAGGGTGAGGTTATCATCAACCAGCAGTCGCTGCCTGCTGCGGAAGTTGCGAAGGGCAGCGGACGTATCGGTGAGAGTATCAAATCCGGTAACAGGCAGGCGGCGCTGCCGGATCCGAAAGCGCGGCTCGCCAGCATTGCAACAGACGGAGTGTACATCGTGCGCGGAATTAACTACCGGGGCGACACCCGGGGCCAGGAGTGGTACATGGATATGGTGTGCGAAGCCCGCGGTTCAAGAGATATTCTATCAGCGTCTGAGCTAAATCATGGCGGGGATGAATAAGCTATGAATTTAAAATTATTATTTTTATTTGCCGTGTTGTTTTTAAGTTCAATTTCGATGTCATTCGCAGCATTTCAATGTGGTGGTTATCGTCTTTCTGTTGATAATCGCGGTTACGCTTTTATCAATAGAGAAGAAACCACTTCACAAAAGATAAGATTCCTCGGGCAGGATGGGGATTACACTAATATGGCAATGGACATGGGTTTGATGCCCGCCAGCGACGGCAATAACTACGGCTTTGAGTTTGTTAAGCGTAATGGTAAAGCATTCCTTAACGTACAGCTCCTTCAAGCTGATATGGATGCACCGCCGATTATCGGCTCATATCCTTGTAAAAAAGTATCTGATTAATACTACCTTCACCAGTAGAAAAGTATTTCATACCAACCCGCCACCTGGCGGGTTTTTTTATTGCTAAATCGTACCAATAAATTCAACCGTTTCGACAACAATGTACAGGAGGAGCAACTCTGATGGCTATAAACGAGTTTAAACCCTTTGCGACGGGAGATAGCGCAAACGTCACCAGTCAGAGCGACTGGGAGACGTTGCCCGCGCTGGGAACCGGTTTTCAGTCCGGCAAGGCATCCAGCGCACAGGTGAATAAGGCGCTACGGCAGGCGACAGCTATGGGGTCAGCGATGGGGCAGTTCATCGCCAACGCAGGAAGCGATGCGTTAGACAATGGCGATATAGCTACTTTGGTAGCGCAGTTTACCCAGGCATTAACAACCAGTCTTGGCCTGGGTTCGGCGGCAGATCTGGAGACCGTTACGTCGGCCACTGACTATAGTGCAAACCGGGTAGTTACTACTGGATGGATGGGATTAGGCGGTGGGTTAAATATTGGTTCTGATAGTGAAGCAATAACGGGACAACAGCTATTTGACTTGCTTAGAACGAACTATCCTGGATCCTGTTTTATTCGTTGTAGCTATCAGTCAAGCGACAATACTTTTGCTGTCGACTCTCCGGGTATCTGGATCGTCGGTGACGACACCTGTTCATATATTCAATCTGATTACAGAAATGGCGTTGTACGCGCATTATCTGGGAATATGGTGGGAACACTATTCGAAAATACGCTTTACGGAACGGTGAATCCGCCACCACAGCAGGATCTGTCAGGGTATATCACTACGTCAACGGCTGAAAGTTCATATATTAAAGCTGTGCAGCTAGGTGCGCTGACCGCAATCTCATCACCGGATGACGGGTCGTATAGACAGTTTACCGGTAGCGCCGGAACGGTATTAACAGCGTTAGATATTGACGAATCGCCATCCGGAGCAGCGGATAATATCGCGGCAGTCTATTACCGGCCTATTCAGGTATATCTGAACGGCATTTGGACAACAATTAACGGAGGTTAAATCATATGCAAAATATCAGGAATTTCCAACTTGTTGACGTGCCTGGAGACGACTCATCAATACTCTTTTTAAAGTCTGAAGATGGCCTGGACTGGTACGAAAGCCAACGTTTATTTGCGGACGATACGGTAAAAATAGAGTATGACAGCAAAGGCATTATCCGTGCCGTAGTGGATAAGCCCGTTCCGCAACGGGGTAATATCTATGCCGTCTCTATGCTCTGGCCCATCAACATGAGTGTCGCTGAGATTGCCGTGGCAAATTACCCAGAAAATTTGACGCTCGATGGAACATGGATGTTTGACGGTATATCGGTTTATCAGGATACCGACGCCGTTGCGAAAAAGTCGCTACAAGCGAATACCGCTCTACGCTATAAGTATATGACTGATGCACTCCTGAAAATTACAGCCATACAATGCAGCGCTGCTGTTGGCAACGCACGTAAAAATGATGATGCTAATTTACTGTCACTACAGCAGTACGTTGATCAACTGCGCGGCATCGAATTAAGCAACCCTATATGGCCGCCCGCCCTCACGCTTGACGAATCATGA